ATGGTAGCTGACTAGGACGTCTAATATTAGTCAAATCAATTTTACCAAGTGTTAAATTCTTGACATCACCAGTTTCATCTAGTAAGCCGTCATTATTTAACAAATGATAAGCTAATTCAAAAGTAGCAGTACTTATTCTATTAGTTACAATATTGTTCGACAGTTCGACTGTAACACCTAGTTTAGGGTCAAAGTAAGAACCTGTTCGCGGAAATGCTAAACTTTGGGAATCACTTACAGCAACTCCTGTCCAATTCAAAGAATCAAGAAGTAATGTTGCAGTCACAAGAGACTGAGTTTTTTGTGTAGCACTGGCAGAATCCCATGCTGCAACATCAATTCTATCTCCGAAGTAGGAATCAGCTTCAGCCACAGTAACGTTTGAGTTAGTTCCTTTGACTAGAGCCATAAGTGTTCCTCTTAGAGATTAGCTATGGAAGATTGGCAAGATGCCTAAGCTCAAAGCAGAGGCAGACTTACGAACGAATGTACCAGTAGTGCTTGCAGCACCGTTAGTCACAGAGGTCAAAGCTTTAGCAGTACCGCTTTCAACAGCGAACTTATAAGCTGCATCGCTTGGGAACTCTTCTTTGTTACCAGCCCAGTCGTAACCAGCGGGATGCAACACATAACCCCAACGATACCAGATAGAAGTAGAACCACCACCTTTGTAAGCGTTACCGTTACGTGTGATTTCCACTTGATCAGGCACATCGAGACCAGCCATAGCTAAAGCACCAGGCAATACAATGAACGAAGTCTTTGTACCAACGATATCCACACCAGCACCAGTGTTGATTTTAGCCAATTCAGCAGAAGACATACCTTGAGCTGCACGAGTTTGAATCAAACGGAACTTGCCTTGGAAAATGGTATTGAAGGTCACGCTACCATCAGTAACAGTATCACTATCCACCAAGTTGGCAGAACGCAACGAAGCCATCACTTCAGGAGAAGTCACCAAGTAAGCATACTCAGGCTCATAATCCTTATATGCCATACCGAAAGCGTTCAAGAAAGCTTGAGCACGAGCAGCACCTTGGACAGCAGTAGTTGCTTCAATAACAGTCTTAGAAGTACCCAGATCCACGTAGAAGCCATAACGCTTGTCAGTAGGATCGTTCTCGAAAGTTTGACCACCGAGACCAGCAGAACCAGAAGCTGCAGCAGCACCGTTCAGGGCTTCAGAGATAGCCACACCTTTCAACACAGAAAGGATAGCATTGTGTTCGTCTTGAGCACGAGTCTCAGCGAAATCACGACCAACTTTAGCCAAGCCGTCTTGTTGAGTCACGACTTGTTTCATGTTCACTTTTTCAGCGCCATGTGTACGAACAGTCTTGATGTAGTTAACATATTCAGAGCTGTAAGAAGTCTTGTTACCGTCAGTAGCATCGGTCAACGAAGCAACGTTAACGGTAGGGTTCAAAGGTTTGAACCAACGAACTTGACCAGTAAAGGTTTCAGTTTTAGTATCGATATCTGGATTGCTACCAACGATAGCAGTACCAGACAATTTCTTAGCATTGGTGTAAGCTTCGTCAGAATAAGCACTAATAGCTTCTTGCAAGACGTAGTTATCAGCACCAGCGAGGTTTGTTTTAGCAGTCATTTTAAATCCTTAGAGATTCAATAGAGAGGTTATTTTCGAAGTTTACCTTCTCTAGCCATTTTGAGAACTTCATCTTGAGACATCGCAAAAAGCGATTTCTTTTCAGATGAATCATTGTTTGAACTGTTGACACCAGAACTACCAGAGCCAGACGATTGTTTTACTTTGAACAAGAAAGAATTAGCATCATTCTCAGCAAAAGCTTTGACATAATCACTAATAGAGAGACCTGTTTTGTGTACCCAAACACCTTGTTCGTTTTGAACAAGTTGTCCAACAATTTCACGATAAGCCATTTCTAATGCATTATCATTACGGAAAGGTTGAGCCATTAAAGTGCTACGAACATCAATATCGCGAGTAAGCTCGATATTTCGCTTCTCAGCAGCTTCACGCTTGGTTTTCTCTTCTGCAAGTTGCATTTCATAAGCTTCCTTATGTTTGCCTTCTTCTTGCAGTCGTTTCAACTCAGCTTCACGTTTTTCTTTTTCAAAGTCAGCAACCTTTTTCAAAGCTTCATCACGAGCACCATAAGCTTTATCAAGTTTACCTTTGATATCTTTCAGTTGCTCATCAATCTTTGATTGGATAATCTTATCAACGTCAGGAACTTTGTTCTTGTCGTCATTTTGATTTTGATTATCGTTTTGGTTATTGTCGTCGTTTTGATTTTGGTTTTGATTAACGTTATCCACGTTATCGTTATTCTGATTATCAGACATTTTTATTTCCTTTTGAGTACAACTCATTTTAGATAGTGTTACAACCACTACCTATAAATTAATGAAGTTAACATATAATATCAACTTCGCACCTGGGTTAATTTAACGGGGTTGAGAGAAGTCAAAACAACTTCCCTCTACCCTGCATGGTATGTATTAACCAACACCATACCAACCATAATCGCTATTAAAACCTTTAGGAACTTCCTTCAAAATATCTTCAACTTTTAAGATATCAGAATCCTTAATAGTTTTACCTCCAATCACTGATTTACCAGCAACAGGAATCAAACCAAGATCAATAGCTTCTTTCATATATTTATCATAAAGTTCTTTAGAAAGACCTCTAGCTTTCATCTCATCAAGAGTGTTAACAATAACATTCTTTTCTAACGATTTAGCATAGATTTCACGAAGAGCCTGACGTGCTTTTAGCATATCAGCAGCATTTGCAAAGAAAGCATCATGGATAGTAGAAGTAGGAACTTTAGCTTGTTTACCCCACAAATGAAATCTCTTAACAATAACAGCATCATTAGAGTGATTACCATTCACGGCAAAAGCTGTTCTAGCTTTAGTAGCATCAGCAATATCATTAATCTTTCCAGATTTATTAATAGCTTGATCCCACCATGAAGCTTCAGTCTTTTGAGGTACTTGAAGAATATTATTCACCCAGTTACCATCTTTATCACGATAAAGTAATCGTTCTTCAAATTGTTGTGTGAAGTTTTGTTCGATTGTCTTACCATCAAAATTAACCCAAGGTACATTAGTCCAACTCTTAGGTAATTTATTTGCATAAAATATCTCTAATTCGTTAAGTTTAACTTCTTTACCAAGAGCAGCATTTTTGATATCGATTGTAGGAACAATGAAGTCTACTTTTAAATATTTAGCACCAGTCCTACGATTATCAGGTGCTTTAACACCATACAATAGCTCACTAAGTGATCCGTTAGGTTTCCAGAATCCAAAACGCTTTAGAATCTTTTCACTTACAGGTTCACCAGGAGTTAAACCTAAAACTTTACTTACATCGTCTGGTAAAACATATCCTTTCTTTCTACTACCACGTAGTGAAATCTTAGCGATTGTTTGCCAGTCAAAATCAGCATTGCTAGGTTTAGCATTAGTTAGATAATCTTCAGCGAGTCTACCGAAAAACTTAGTAAAATCTTTTAAGATAGGAACTTGTTCAGCTAATTGTTCACTCATAATTTTAGCAATACTTTTGAAATCATCTGGAGTAATAACTTTATTATAAGAGTGTGACAACTTCTCAACAAGATCTTTAGTTTTAGGTTCTAAGAAATAAAGTTGATCTAAGATATCATCGCCAGGATCAATACCTTTGTTAAAGATATCTCTTACATTTTGTCTTAGCTGTCTAAGTTCTTCAGCTGTCTCAGGATCAAAACGCTCATATCTTGCAACACGAGCGCTAATCTCGTTAAGTACAGTATCACGATCAGCAGCTTTAACCACTAATGTGTTACTATCTTTACCAAGAACTTTACTTAATTTACCTTCAACATTCAGGATGCCAGTCTTTTCACCAGCACCATAGAACGTAACCATGTTTTGAGCTTTAGCTGCTTTTCTAAGATCTTTCTCAGTTAGTCCAAGTTTTTGGTTAATAATTTTGAAACGAGGATCATTAAAAGTTGCTGCTGCAATTTCATCATAGAGACGTTTCTTTTGTGTTGTGGGGATAACGTTGCTAAGCTCTGCAAGCTGTTTATTTCTTGTTGTAAGAGCAATAATCTGTGCGCCTGACGAAGAAGCATCTTGTTCCAATGCTAAAGAAATCTTATAATCATTAAGCTTCTGTAAGTTGCTCTTAGAGTAATTACCACCTAAGTAATCATCAATCTTTGCCATTTCAATAGCAAATCTAAAGAACTTACCTTGCTCTTCACCATCAATATTTGTAACTAATTCTGACTCCAAGATAGCTCTAATATCATTAGGTTTACCTCTCATCATATGCTTACCAATTTTGATGATTTCTGGTTTCCACTTATCAGTTATCTTTTGACGACCTGTAAAAGTAAGTGAGTTATACTTACCCTCAAGCTTATCATTCAAACCACCTAAGAAAGCACCAACTTGATCTTTTAAGTTTTCATAGTCTTCAGGACTAAAGTTTCTAGCTTCAGCAGTATTTAAAAACGGTCTGAATGTTTCACCAGATTGTGGACTAATCAAACCTCTATCGTAAATACGGGCACGGTGATCTAAGAATGGATGATTGCTGAAAACCTTATTAGATTTTCTTAACCATTCCATTGCTTTAAAACGCTCATAGGCATCACCACGTGCAGCAATATGCTTTCTAAACTCATTCAAATCATTGTAAAATTTAGCTTTACCTTTGTCATCTTCAAAATAAAGCATCTTCTGAACAAAATCAAAGAAGTCTTTATCAACTTTGTACTTAGTATTAGCTGCCCAGTTAAGAGCATCTACCATATCCTTGTCAACAAATTCGACAGGGAAATCACTAAAGCTACTAGTCGAGGTAATTGGGATTCGTGTATCTTCAAAACCTAAAATACCACGATCGATAAAATATGTTTTAAACCCTTCTCTGAAAACAAGACGATTCTTATCTTCAGTGACACTTACACGTAAACCTAATTCAACCTTACGAGTCAATTGCGCATACTCTTGAATTCTAGGGTCTGTAACTCGAATGTTATATGAAAGCGTATCGTAATATGGTCCAAAATAAGTACCACTCATCTTACTTTTCATTCTTCGTTTTTGAACACCAAATGTTTCAACTTCGAAGAATTTATTAACATTCTTAGCTTCAAGTAGCGACATGCCAAGGTTGTACCACTTTCTTCTATCGCCATTTAAATTGGCCATGTTGTAAAGGTCACGACCTAATGCAACTGCAAATTGATCACGGTCAGGAGTATCAGCTAAGCTTAATCTATGAGCAAATCTTAAATAGAATTGTTGTAATTCACTGTCAGAAACACGTTGTTTGATAACTAAAGGTAATTTATAATCAAATGTGTTTCTTAATTCTTTAGAGATTTTAGGAGCAACAAAATCTTCCCAGTTGTTCTTTTGTTGAATATGTTTTAAAAATTTATCATGCAATTCATCTAATTGTACTGGACCAAGCACAGGATCAATATAATTATCTTGAAGTAATTTCTTCAACACATCTTGATCTCTTCTGATTTGTGTTTCAATATAATCAGAGACGTTCATTACATCAAATTTAATTTGACCTTGAACAACAGCTTTGAAATTAGTCCAAATCTCTTTATTTTCACGATATCTGCCAAAGATAATTCTTAAGTTATCTGTAACAACAGCACGTTCATTAGTGCTCATACGTTCATCAAGAGATTCGACAATATCACGAATGAATTGTTTATCTTTATCTAAAAGTTTTGTACTTTCATCTACAAGTCTTAAGTTATT